CGCCGCCGCCTTTGGCGATAACGATTTGCGCACCTGCCGCATCATCGGCAGACGCGGCCGTTGTATCGCCCAGCTGACGCGCCTGCGCACGCAGGGCCTTCATTTCCGGCGATTCTTTTCCCACGCCGAGCACGGCCTGCAGCTCGGAATTTTTCTGTGAAAAGTCAAAGCCCGGCATCAGCAGCGAGGTTGCCGCCATGCCGCCGACCGTGGCGGCACCGATACCGGCCGCGCCCATGTTGCGAACCTTGCCCGACAGCTCCTGCCCTTTGCGGTAGCGCTCGCTGGTCTGATTCAGCCGCTCCTGCTGTGCATTCAGCCGCTGCAGCTCCATTTTCTGACGGCTCAGGCTGACGGTTGCCTGCGCCGAGGCGGATTTCAGGCGCTGCTGCTCGCTGCTCAGGGCTTTGGTGGAAATCCCCGCCGCGTTAAGCGCCTCGCGCTGCTGCTGCACCGAAAGGCGCAGGCTGTTTGTTTTGGTCTGCAGCTCAGCCGCCGCCTGCCGGGCCTTTTCCAGTGCGCGGGCCTGCTGTGTCGTCGGGCGCTCCGTGTTTTTAAACTGCACGGCAAGCGCGGCAGCCTCCTGCTTGGCGTCCTTAAGGCTCTGCTGTGTGACGGCCAGCTGCGCGCTGGCCTTGCGGAAGCCGTCAATTTTCCCGGCCTGCGCGTCCAGCTCCTTGATAGTCGTCTGCGTCTGGCGTATGTCTGACGACAGGTTTTTGGCTGCGGTCTGCACGGCTTTGAAGGGGCGCGAGGCTTTATCTACCGCATTCAGCAGCACCTGCACCTTGAGGTTATTGCTCATCCGGGGTTGCTCCGCTGCGGATAAAGGCTTTATGCCGCCAGTCCATCAGCTCGGCCAGCGGCATGTCGTACATCTCGGAGGGTTGCCAGTGAAATATCGTGGCAATGTCGGCCATCAGGTCGTTGACCGTCAGGCCGCGCGGCCAGTCTATTCGTCCGACTTCGACTGCAAAAAACCGATCACCTTTCCGCCCAGCGCAATCAGGTCAACCGGATCGAGGGCGTTACATTCGGCCTTTGTCAGTGCTGGCAGGGTAATGCGGGGCAGCACGGTCAGCAGGGAGTCAACATCCGACTGACACAGATCGGCCAGCCGCACGCCGCGCAGGCTTCCGGCCGTTGGCTTAATCAGCTCCACGCTTTTGATTTCGGTTTCGCCGCGCAGCAGCGGGGTTTCAAACTCAACAACGTTATCTTTCTTTTCCATGATGGTTCTCTGTTCACTGTAGTCAGGGTAAAGCCAGCGGCGGGCGCTGGCGTCAGGGTTTATACCAGGCCGAGGTTTTTACGGCGCTGCTCAAGACGGTCAGTGCCGTTAACCTTCTCCACCATGTTGATGGTGTCGATTTCGATCAGCTCTTTGCCGTTAAAGGTCAGCTTGTAATAGGTGTTTTTACTGGTGATTTTGGTTTCGGTGTCTTCGCCCTGTTTGGCTTCGCCGAAATCAAACGACTGATGCTTGCCGCGCACCTCAATCTCTACCGCGATTTCCTCGCCGGTATCGTCGCGCTGGTATGAGCCGGTAAAGCGCAGGGGAATGTCAGACGCACCCCATTGTGTGAGTACCAGCTCATCAATACCGCCGATGCTCCACTCAACATCGAGCGCGTCATCTTCCAGGCCGTTATCAATGAAGGCAGCGCCGCTCATGCCGCCCGCGCGGAACGGGTCGAGCTTGCGCGCCAGCTTCGGCAGGGTCACGGCGGTGACGACGCCCTGATAGCTGTTGGCGTTATTAAAAAGGTTCATGCCCTTCAGTTTGCGTGGCAGTGCCATTTATCCGGCTCCTCAGCTGTTCACGGATGCGGCGAAGTTCGCCAGATAGGTGTCGGTAATGCGCTGGCGCAGGGTTAAATCTTCCAGCGGCGGAACCGGCGTATAGTCATAATCGATAAAGAGCTTGCCCGCCTTCAGGGTGTCTTGATCGTTGGCGCTTTCGTCATACCAGGCGGATGCGCCCAGCAGATAACCGGCGTTAACCAGCTCGCGGAATTTCGCATTGATGCCCGCGATAATTTCGCGCACCAGAACCGGCGTCAGCGGCTTATCAACCGCCCACATGTGCGCCTCGGCCATCGTGTCGGCCAGCACCTGCGCCGTGCGGGTGTAGTTCTCAAACTGAAACAGCGGATCATCGCTGCAGGTACGGTTGCCCCAGAAGCGGAAGCCGTCCTTACGGATCAGCGTGGTGACGTCGGCCTCGTTGAGCAGGTCGGCGTCGGTGCCGGTCTGCTGCAGATCCCAGAACACGGATGCAGAAATGCCGGTTACGCCGTTGACGCCGACGTTAGAAAGGGTTTTATGCCAGCCGGTGTCATTGTCGATTTTGGCGCGCAGGCCCAGCGCACGGGCAGTGGCATAGGCGGTATCGGATTTGCTGGTCGCAGTGTTCCAGGCAAGAAAATCAGGCCAGATAACCATGATTTCGCGCTGGCTGAAGTTCTGGCGATACAGGCGGGCTTCGGAAATGGTTTTACATTCCCATGCTGACACATAGGCAAAAGCGCGCAGCTGCTGCGCAATGCTGGCAAGCGCGGTTGCCACTGGCAGCGAATCCAGCCCCGGCACGCCGAGGATACGCGGTTTAACATCGAGCTGGGTCTGCGCGGCGAGCAGCGCTTTCATGCCGGTATACTGGCCGTTTTCATCCGTGCCGCCGATGATATTGGACGTGGTTTCGGCTTCGTCGGCTCCTTCAGCGACGCGCACGACGACGGTGACGGGTTTTGACTGGTCAGCAATGGCCTGCAGCGCAGCGGCAAGCGTGCCTTTTTTGCCTGCTTTGCCGACAGCAGCCTGCACGTTGGTGATAAGGACCGGCGTGTTGAGCGGGAAGGTTGCCGCATCCGCATCCTGCGCGGTGCAGACCATGCCGACGATTGCGGTTGATACGGTTGTAATGGTGCGCGTGCCGTCGTTGACTTCGACGACGCGGACACCGTGATGATAATCAGACATCTGATGCACTCCGTTTTGAGGGTGTGCTCAGGGTGTCAGGTCATGCGGAGTCATGCATGTGGTTGCTGTTTGCTGACATTTGAACAGGCAACTACCGCATAATGATCGTTTTACTTTCCTGTGGCACTATAAAACAGCCAGTGTCATAAACGAGGGATTGAGAATGAGTTCAGGAACAGCCGCAAGACAGGAACCCGGACGTTACTACACATTTGAGTCAAGATTGCCTCAGGGCGTTTTTTTTGAGATTCGCCCCGGTCATTTGCCAAGAAATGCAAAGCCTATAACGGATGAAACCAGCGGTATGTGTATCGGTTACTCGGTCGCACAGGCTCCGGGTTTGTGGCAGATTTATGATGTTCAGGGGCATTTTGTCAGGCTGGAAGAAGCGCCACTTGAAACACCCCTGATTGATCCCACGGATATTGCCCTGTTTGGCTTGGGAATTTTTCGTATCCTTCGTACAGGGCGGGTGCTGTTTGAATCAGGGGCACGTGCCGCTGTTTATGCGAAGCTCAGTCACTCCACTATATCCTTTCTGCGCAGCAGACTTAAACTCGGGCTGCATGCACGTAACCTTAAAATGACCGAGACTGCTGCAAAACATATGTATGAACCGAGTCGCTATGTCCCTCTGCAAATTCAGGAAAGAGCGATTCGCTATGGCAGGCGGATGGCAGATCCCCGCAAAGGTGAAGGTATGTTCAGATATGAGACCAGAATGTTTAAACTACGCTTTAATAAGCAAACAATGGAATATGAGTATAAAGAATACACACTTGAAGTCGTCGTGCGTGAGTCAGACTGGACGATATCGCATTTTAAATACATGGATTAACAGACTGGAAAACTTGTATGTTTGATTTGCGCAATGAAGATTTCACCTTTGTGATTTCTCCTTTTGAAAGAATCTCAGACGATGAAGCCGATCCGGTTGATCATCTATGGGACTGGATCCAATCCTGGATTGAGTTCTCTGTTAGCGGCCTTAAAATGCAGTTTCAAACTGAATTTACCATCGGCGAGCTAAAGATTTTAAAGGATGAGTTTTTCGCTCATTACCAGGCAATTATCACGCAGCGTGAATTAAAACCTTTTAATTTTCGCAGCGAACGTGGCCAGCTCAATATGGTTATCAGAAAAGTTACGGGTAAAGACGGTGTTATAGTGGAGTTTGATATCCGCCCTGAACCACACGCCGACAGCGTTCAGGTTAAAGGTGACTTCAGCCTTAATGAAAGCTATTTTCCTGACATTCTGAAGCGGCTTGATGAAATGATTCAATGGCAGAATTAGGCATGCCTATAGTAAAAATTTTCATCTAAACCCCCGTTGTAACGGGGGGTTTTTATTAGGGCTTTTCAGGCCAGGCAATATGTGACGCAGCAATATTAACCGCCTGTACCGCCTGCACATACTTCATCCAGGCGGTCAGCGTGGCTTTATCCGCATCGGTAATGATGCCGAGCAGCAGCTGCGTCTGCCATGCCTGAGTAATTCCGTTGGCCTCACTCACGCGCGCCGCCTTTTCGCTGGCTGCCGCGTCAAGCAGCGACTGCTGCTGTGCATCGCAGTCGGTTACCCACTTTTCACCGTCCCACTTATCAAACGCGGTTGCCGGGGCCAGCGTTGTGGTATCCGCCGGATAGCCGCCCAGCGCCGTGATTTTCAGTGGCGCGCCGCCGGAAACCGGGTAAACCGTTTCGCCGCGATGATCGGCAACGGCCAGCCAGCTTTCATCACGGTAAAGCATTACGTGCCCGGCCTCAGCATCGGGTGGTGCTGTGATACAGGCGTTAGCAGGCAGGCCGACACCCTGCGCCAGAAACTCATTGCTTGAGCCGGTAAACTCACCGGTTAACGCATCAAAATTGTATACAGTGAGTGTACCGGCTGATTTAGCCAGGCCATTTTTATCAAGTGTTACCTTAGCCATTAAGCAGCCCTTACGATGTAGTTAAACGCCACGTTGCGCGGGCGGATGAACCAGCGCGCCCTTGACCCTGTTGATCCAAATGTTGGCAAGTTACAGACAGCTTTGTTTTCTGCTGTGTTGAATAGATTTTCACCATTACCAAGCTGAATAGCTGTAAGTGTCGAGTTGTTTTCAATATTGGGCTGAATCCATGTGCCTTCCTGGAAAGAAAGTAACTCACGGTCTACGTCAACACCTCGGCCATCATCCCAGCCACGGATAAACTCTCCGCGCAGATCAGGCAATTTAAGGGACGGATAGACCTTTGCCAGCGCCGGATAAGCAGAGGCGCTGAAGGATGCGCCATTGCATTTCAGCCATCCTACAGGCGGGACAGGAGATGCATAGGGTAAAGGTATGCCTACCGGCACTGCAGAGCCTTCTCCTAAACCGAGGTTTTTGAGAAGGTCTGCAATCAGACCGGCGTCTTTGATTTCAGCGAGGGCATTTGCGATCTGCAGGTACTGGCCGTGTGGGTTATCAGCATCAATATGCTTTTTCATTACGCTGTCAGCGTAGGCTTTCACCTCGATCACTGCATCATCAACATATTTACGCGTTGCCAGCACGACTGACGGATCAATCTTCAGCGTCACGGCCGTTGTGCTGTTCACGATTAAAATCATGCGCACGGTCTGCGTCCGGCCGCTGCCTTCGGCCAGCTGCGGCTTGTAGGTTTCCGGGCAGTTAGCAACGGCAATCAGCACGCCGTCGGCGTCATACAGACCAATCTCGCGGATCCAGAAACCGCCTTCGCCTTCCGGGATAATCTGCTCGGCGATAATCTGGCTGCTGTTTGCCGCGTCAACGGTTAGCGAATTAAGCTGCGCGCGTCGCTTCTCGCCAATGAGCTTTGTCTGTGCTGCGTCAGGCGTCGGCAGCGTACCGCCACCGTCCCCGACTCCTAATGATGTGATATTCACTTTCGTGCCGAGTGCGGCGGCGTTCGCCAGCTTAGCCGCGCCCTGATTGGTCAGCAGGGCAAAATATTTTGTCGTCATGCGCTCACTTCCGTCAGGTCAATAAGATGCACCGCCACGCCGGAATAACCCGGCCCGCCGACGCTGATAAGTTCAGGGGTATAGGGATAAACGGTCAACTCGTCGCCGCTGTAGCTGGCAACGGCAACTGGCAGCGCGCCGGTCGCGTCAAGATTGATAGACAGGCCGATAAGGTGACGGCTGCATGGCTTCGCGTCGGCTATCAGGCGCTCCAGCTCGTTATACATTTCCTCGGTAATGCCGGTATCGAGTACGCCCACGTCCAGCCGGAACGTGCCAGGCGCTTCACCGGTTTTCCACCATTCGATTATTTTGATGAGATAGCCCAGCGGCTCAACGACACGGCGGATAGCGCCTATCGTGCCCTTGTGACGATGCACGTACTGCGAGGCGGCAACAACGGCGCGCTTTGTCGATTCAGGCCAGGCCGAATCCCAGCGGTCAACCGACCACGCCCACGCCAGATAGGGCAGAAGCACCACCGGGCATGTGTAGGGATTCCATAACTGGCGCAGTGGCACATTCATAGCGCCAGGGGTTGCCAGCGCCTCAGCGGCAGCAATCTCAAGCGCTGACGAGCCGGTCGGCAGCAGGCGGTCACTCATCCGAGCCTCCCACGGTCAGCGCGTATCCCGAGCAGTAAGCGGCCTGCGTTTTGTCTAGCACCACGTCAGCCGATGGCTTGATCAGGTTCACGCGCTGCACGCCTTCAACGTGCATCGCGGCATACAGCGCAGACAGGCGAATGTCGCGGCCGAGGCGCTTCTGCGCGCTGACAAAGGCGGCGAGCTTTGCCTCCGAGGCGGCGCGGATTGGCTCCGCCTCCGGCCCCGGATAGAGGTACAGTTCAGCCACGATTTCGTAATCAATAATCTTCGCTGACTGCACGCTCACCCGGTCGGCAACCGGGCGCACGTCTTCGTCGTTTAGCGCAGCGTTAACCACGGCCAGTAGCTCGTCGCTTGCCACGCCGTTGCCCTCTCGTGCAAGCACAGTCACGGTAACAACGGCGGGCGACGGGCTGATGGCCGATGCATCCGCAACGCGGCCGTCTGCACTTTTGGCATGGTACTCATACGCGCCGGTCGGCCCTGCCACGCTCAACCCCTCAAAGGCGGAGGCAATGCGCAGCCGGAAATCGTCGTTGCTTTCCATCACTGCGGCGGTCGGCGGAATGGTTGTATTGTCGGCCGGGATAATGGTCAGGCGGGTTACGCCATTGTTAGCGCCGAGCTGGTCAAGGTCGCCATCCAGTGCATACGCCACCATAACGGCCTTTGCCGCCTCGTTGATGCGCTGGCGCAGGATCAGCTCACGATAAGCATTTTCCTGCAGCAGTTTAACGATGGGTTCTGACTCCAGCGTCAGCGTGCGGGCGACGGCCTCCTGCTGGTCAGCAGGGTAAAGGGAAATCAGCGTCGCCTTTCGCTCGGCCAGCAGGGTTTCATAATCCAGCGGCTCCACCACGTCAGGCGCGGGCAGCTGGCTCAGGTCGATAGTTGCCATAGTCTCAGCTCACAGGAACGGTTAAGGAAAAAGGCTGCGCGCTGTCGGTGCGGTTGCCGGACAGCTCAACCACCATTGCGCTATTAATATCCGACTCAAAGCTGATGGCGGTCAGCTTTACGCGCGGCTCCCATTTCAGGATCGCCAGATAGCAGGCCGACATAATCTGCAGGCGCAGCGCCTCGTTTTGTGGCTGGTCAATCAGCGCGGATAAAAGCGAACCATACTGGCGACGCATCACCCTGGTGCCTACAGGGGTCAGCAGAATGTCACGCACTGACTGCCGGATATGATCGAGGTCGGTCAGCGCACCGCCGGTTTCCCGGTTCATGCCGATATATTTTGCTGTCGTCATTGTGGGCCATCCGTTCTGCTACCGCCGCGCTGCACGCCGCCATGATCGTGGTCATCCACGACGACACCGTTAGAACTCAACTTGCCACCGCTATGCGTTACGTTGCCTTTCATCGCTGCGCCGTTTGTAACTTCCAGCTGCGCAGTTTTGAGCAGCGTTGTGCATTCCACTTCGGGCGAGTCGAAAAGGATTTTTACCGCTGCTTTGATGGTTGCCGTCTGTATGCCGGTTGCAGCCAGTGCGCCCGTTTCCGGCTCGTACTCGATCACTGCGCCGTCAGGGAATGACCAGTGCAGTGCATCGGCCGAGGCTGACGGGGCTGGGTTGTCATCCGAGAAAATGCCCGGCAGCACAAAGCCGGTATCGAGTTCACCACCGAGGCACAGAACAAGCACCTGCTCACCCACTGACGGCGCATTCCAGGAGCGGGTTTTACCCGCGCGGGCGCTCAGCCAGTGCAGCCAGCTGGTTGTGTTTTTTCCCGTATCGACACGGCATAGCCCGTCGTCAAGATTGACGGCCGACACGGTTCCGATGCGGATAAGGTTGCGCAATAGACGCTGCATTTCTGCGAGTTGTTCGTTCATAATGCACATGATGAGCAAAAAGGCTTTTCATTTGAAAGCAAGACTGTCCGATGGTCAGTAGCCAAACAATAAACACATCAAAAAGAGCTTAAATATTATGAGAAAGCTATTTGTAGAAGATGAAACACAAAGGGTGTTAAAGCAGTGCCGTAAGCTTGTTGCAAGAGAATCAGCGGACACGGAGTTTGATAAGACTAGGAATTTATACATAACCCAAATGATAGATCTAATGACTCAACATCCTGAGCATTGGGATAAAACCACACCTTTAAATATAAGTTACTTTGGTGATATATTCATTAATGATCTAAATAGGATGGATTTTAATAAATACTATCTTGATGTGATATTTGCCGATCTGTTTAGGTTTTTAATTGAAAGCTATATTAGCAGTCCGGGTGAGATGAGTATGGAGTCAAAAGCTATTCGGAGTTTTGCCACGAATCAAGTGTCATATTTTGCAGAGGAAGCTTCCATTCAAATAAATTATGCTCTCCGAGACATGTCCCTGTCTATGTTTAAGAGCCTTTATAATGAAGAAGGCTTACAGGCAATTAGGAGTTTCTCTAACATTAAGGATCAAGCAGAAAACCTGAAAAGTGCTTGGGATACTGAAATCGAATCCAAGGAAAAAAAAGTAAAGTCTTTGAGGGATTCTCTTACCAATCAACTAGACTCTTATAACTTTGTTGGTCTACATGCAGGTTTTGCTAAACTTGGTCGTATTAAAGCAGGTGAGCTATTTTGGTCACGTCTTATAATGCTAGTCATCGGTTGCCTAACACCAATTTCAATTGCTACACAGGTAATTTTATATCACCACTTCAATGTAGCATTCGAAAAGCCAATGGATCTGATTAAAATGCTCCCCGGAGCAAGTGTAACGTTATTATTATTGTACTACTTTAGAGTTTCCTTAAGTAATTACTCTTCAGTTCGCGCTCAAATTATGCAAATCGAGCTTAGGAAAAGTTTATGTCGGTTCATTCAAAGATATTCAGAGTACTCAGAGGGCATTAGCGCTAAAAACCCTCAGCTTCTGGCTAAATTTGAAGAGGTTATATTCTCAAATATAATGACTTCAGAGGATAAGATACCATCAACATTTGATGGAATTGAGCAGATTGCAGGACTAATCTCTTCTTTAAAATCCAAATGATAGCCACATAAATTTATTGCACATGGTTTAATATAACTTCTTGAACCATGTCAAAATCCTTTTTACTAACACCAAACAATGGTCGTGCCTCATACTGCACTTCTTTGCCTTTGCGTGACGGCCTGTCGCGCAGCCCATAATGATGCACGCGGGCCATGCGCTGCACGTTACCCGCAAACTCGATAACGGCCTCATTCGGGCTGGCCTGCGTCTTCATGTACTTAGCGGTGCGCAGTTTTGCGAACATCTCGCGCTTTATGCGGCCCTTTTTGCTGCGTACCGGCTGCGTTTTTCGGGCTTTAAACGGCGTGCCGTCTGGTGCCTGCTGGCGTTTGATATTCTGCTGCTGACTCGCGCGCAGCTTCTTCGCGATACTGCGCGCCATCTCTTTACGCGCCGGGGCTGACAGGCTGCTGATAAGCGCCTCCAGCCGGTCATTTACCAGCTGCAGCTCGCTCATGCCTGCAACTCGCTTACCAGCTCGCCCTTAACGTAAAGCTGCACCGGCCGTGCGTCATTCTCCGGCAGCAGGTTCTCACCGACGTGCGTCACGTGCAGCCCGTCGTCGGCCTGCTTCACAATCACGCGCTCGCTCAGCTGCAGCTCGATGCTGATATCGCTGGCCGTGTCGCTGATAACGTCTGCCTGGAAGGTAAAGCCCGTCCGGCGCTTTTCCTCGGTTGCCATAATGTCGGGTTCATTCGTTCGCAGCCATGCCAGCAGCGGCACGATCAGCAGGTCGATGTTACCGGCGTAATCGGTAATGACCATGTTGAGCCGGTACTGGTATTCAAACGACAGCGAGCTGGCAAGCGTCGAGACGATGCGCCCGCTGTCGATAAACACGTTCATTGCGTCAGGGTTTCGCTGCAGCTCCGGCACGTTGTCTGTCAGCGCCTGGCGAAGTTGTTGGGGTTTCAGCATCGTGTTGTTCCTGGCAGTCTTTGATTACTTCGACCTGCAGCCCGCAGGCAGCGAGTGCGGCCTCAAGCTGGCGATTATCCGCCGCCAGATCGCCCGCCGTTCTAAGGCTGTTTCCCGGCACCGGGCAGCTTGTCACGCGCGGACACCCAATCCAGATAATCTCTGGCGCTGCTGAAGGCCGGGCGGGCGTGCAGCCGGATAACATCGTCAGGCAGAGCAGCAGCAGACCAGTCACGCAGTATCGGATTCGCATCGGTTTCTCTCTGTATGGTCATTTCACGGTTAAGCGCGGCCGTGCTGGCGCGCCCCTGCATCAGCCGCAGCTCGGCCTCACGCTTCTGGCTGGCCCTCGCATCGGCATCCAGCCTGGCTATCGCCCTGTCGCGGCTCTCGATACCGGCCGACAGCGTGCCGATAATGCGCTGTGCGCTGGTCAGGTCGTCTTTGGCTTCTTTCCACTGCCAGCCGGTTACGCCCAGCGCCAGCAGCGCCACGGCCAGAAGCAGCGCTATCAGGCGCGTCATGTCGCACCCCGCAGGCAGTAGGCTGTCTCATTCGCGCGGCGATTTTCCAGCCCGCGATTTCTCACGCCCTTAACGAATACCCAGCGCCGCAGCTCATTACAGGCATCGAGCCAGTGCTGCAGCCTGATGTAACGGGCAAAGGTTGAGCTGCAGGCCGCGCGCACGCCGACGTTAAAGGCGAATGACACGGCCGTGTCATAGACCGGCTGCGGCATGTCGCTGCGCATACAGGTATCAATCCCGCGCTCGACGCGCATTACGTCATACACCAGATTGACCGCCGCCTGTCTTTCGCTGATCTGGCTTTGAGGCGTCACGCCCTCTGTGTGACCGATGCCGTTCGTCCAGACTCCGGCGTTGCACTGATAGGGCGAGGTGCGGCACCCCTCAGCGTTGGCGATGAGAGCAAGCCCTGCCTCGGACGTTTTCAGGGTTTTAAACTGAGGCAGCAGCGCGGCAATTGCCACCACGGCCACCACGGCGCAGCGCTTAACGGTCTGGCTCAAGGCTCACCCCCCGCAGGCGCTGCAGTTCGTAGGTTTTACGGCGGTAATGCCAGTTGATAAAGAACGTCGCCACGTTAGTAATGAGCGTGATAACGGCCACGCCGGAACCGACCATAAAGGCGATATCCTGTGGCGTATGACGCCCGAACCACATCAGAATGAGGCCAATCAGGTAGTTGATCACAGAGCTGATTTTTTCCATTTTTAGTCCCACAGGTTGACGGTTTCACCTGCTGAAGATTCAGGCATATCGGGCAGCGTTACCTCACAGCCGTGCGGCAGCACCGGCCCGCTTTCGGCAAGGCCCGGATTAGCCGCGTAAACCAGCCCGACGGCCTGTCCGGTTCGCCCGTAATAGCGCTGACAGATTTCGTCAACGGTATCGCCCTGCTGTGCGTAAACGTTCATCAGAGCAGATCCACAATGCAGGCAGGCTTACCGGCAATGCGGCTGATACTGAATCGCGCGTCGCGCCAGTACTCGTCGGCGCTCGCCTCGATTTCGCCCGCTTTTTTCGTGCCGCTGGCGTCGTAGCCGCGATAGCGCTCGACGATGGTGGCGGCAGTCAGCGCGCTGACGGCGGCAAGGTAGGCCGTAATCTTTTCGCTCTCGCCGTCCAGCGCTTCCGCAGGCACGTCGGCCAGCATCTTAAAGCCCGCGGCCATCTGCGCGGCGCGCCAGTCGTACAGCTCGGCGTTAACTTCTGAAATCGCCGTCTTCACGGCAAGGCGCAGGCGCTGCGCCGTGACCGTACCCTCATAGCGCAGCGAATCGCGCAGCTGCTGCAGGTCAACGTCAGGCCAGAAAAACGTATTCTTTACCGGCGGCTCGGCAGCGTCTGCCGGTCGCGGGGCGGGGATAACAACCGTGTTATTCATAATCGGCCTTTGAAATAGGTGGGCGGTGGAGGACGGCGCAGACACTGAAAGTGCGTTGCCGTCCTGCCGCCCGTGCGCGGGGTCGCGTCCGGTCAGCGGCTGGCGATGGCCTGTTTTTTCATCGCCGTTCCCAGCCGCTCAATGTCTTTTTTGACGCCGCAGCCGTCGTGCAGCTGCTGCGCCCTTGCAAGGTGGGTCATCGCCTCCGAAGCCCTGCCCGCATCGCGAAGCACGTACCCGGTTATCTTGTGCAGCTTGGCGCGCACCTGATCGGGCATGTCTTCAGATTCCGTCATCGCAATGGTTGCCAGCAGCGGGTCAACATCGACCGGCGCTTTTGCCGTCCAGGCGCGCGCTGCCGCGCTGGCGACTTCCTCGGCCAGCAGATAGGGCAGGCTGGCGCGCTTGAAGCCGTCAGGCGACACAAGGCCATGCGTCAGCGCGTACCGGGCAATCTCCAGCGCGCCGGGCACGTCGCCCGCATCAAGCCGCCAGATCATGACGGTCATCAGCACGGCATCCTGTGCGCCTTTGCCTTTCTCCAGCACGCCGGACACCCACGGCAGGTACTCAGGCAGCAGCTGACGCTTCAGTTCCGCCTTGCGCTCGTTAGAGTGCACTTTCTTCAGGCGGCGCTTGTCGTCGTTGAGCTTGATGAGCATCTGCTCATAGCCGCTGGCGTAGCGCAGCGGGTTGTCGGCGTTCTGCGAGGCTTCGATAGCCTGCTGGCGCATGCGGTGACGTCGGGCAGGGCTTAACATGCGTTACGCCTCCGTTTTTTCGGTGCCAGCAGCGCCGCTTTCTGCCGCTGCTGCCTGCGTTGTGGCTGCAGGTGCAGCGAACTCACCGACTTCAATGTTTTCGACCAGGCAACCGGCCGCGTAATCCTCGATCACGTAGTCCTCGTTAATGGACTCATAGTTTTCGATGCGGTCGCGCTTCGGCACTTCGTCAATCAGGCGGCGGTGCGTACCTTCCTGCCAGTAAATCGACAGGTTATCGGTGCGGGTGATAAACATGGCGTCAGCCGGGAAGTACGGCACGCGTACCGCTGGCAGACCGCCAATGCGTTTCTGACTGATAATGACGTCAGCGGCCAGCTGCTCGGTGTTGGCCTGCGTCTGGTTGACGATCGGGAAGTACTTGTCAGCCAGCAGCTGACGGCCCACGATAACAACCAGCTCCGGGTCTTCCTGATACCACGGCTCGATCAGGGTGTTGGTGGCATCCATCACCAGCGCGTCGAGGTTGGCATAATCGCCGTTTTTGCCGACGCGGATTTTTTCAGAAACGACGGTGCCGTCTTCCTCGGTGATTTTGCTCATCACGCGCGCCGGTGCATCGTTGCGGTACTTCTGCAGCCAGCCTACGGCCACGTCCTGCAGCATCGGGTTCTTGGCGCGGTTCGAGGTTTTGGCGCGGGTCACGCCGTTGAAGCCGATCATGATGCGGTCAAGCGCCTGGCGCTTTACGATGGCATCACGCAGGCGGGCCTGAAAATCTTCATAGCGCGCCCACAGGTCGAGCGTGTTATAGCGGATATGAAAGTCGTAGTTGACCTGCACACACTCATAACCCTGCTTATCCAGCGCGGCAAAGTCAGCGGTTTCGCGCTCGTCGCCGCCTGCCGTATCGGTCACGCTGGCAATCGAACCGGACACGCCGATCCCGATTTTCTCGCCCTTCATTTCGGACACCGGCACAATGTTGATGCGGGTCAGGAAGTCGGAAGACTCCTGCACGCGGTTCATCAGGGTCTGCGTGACCGTCGGCTCAACGGTAAATTTCTTGTTCATGTCGTCGGTTTCGACGCCGTTCAGCTCGGCGAGGCGGGTCATGAACTGGTTAAACTTGAAGCGGGTATTCTTGCGCATTGGCGTTCCTGTTTATCTCTGTGTTGGGTTATAACGTTCAGGCCACGCCTGATTAGCAGTCGGTCTGCGCGCCGGACTTCGGATCGCTGCCGGTTGCCGCCGGGCGACGGTTAAAGCTGCCGTCGGTCTGCGAAAGCTGGCCCTGCAGCGCAGCGAATGCGGCGCGGTCTTCCCCGGCCTGCTGCTCGATGGCCTCAAGTCGTGCGCTGACGGATTGCTCCAGCGCTGACAGCTCCTGCGTCTGGCTCTCTGCGTTGAGCTGCACCTGCTCGGCGACGGCCGTTACCGCCGCGCTGACGTCGGCGAACTGCTCGCCATCGGTTTTCTTTTTCGCGGAGAACATCGCCGAGATGCGCGCCAGCAGGGACGGTGAAGGCTCGGCGACCTCTTCAAACTCGATCACGGTTTCTTCGGCGGCGGTAAAGAGGTTGCCTTTGTCCTGCTTGCGGGACGCCAGCGGATTAACGGTCGCCGTGGCGCTGAAGCTCAGAATCTCCGTGCCGAGGCTTGCCGGGTCATCGGTGACGGCCAGGCCGACGAGATAAGCCTCGCCCGTGTCGGCGAACTCCGGGTTAACTTCAATTGAGGTGTAGATTTTCTGGCGCGCTTTGGTCAGCTCAACCAGCTCAGGCGTCGGATCAATCCAGCCGAACAGCGCCAGCTTGCCCTTGAGCGGGCCGTCACCGATTTCTTCAGCCTCAACGGCGGTCACGTCGCCAAAGCGGCGGAACGTGCTGTCGGCGGCATAGCCCCGGATGTGTTCCATGTTGATGCGTGCGCCGTACATTTCCGGGCTGTAGTTTTTCGCCATCTGCGAAATCCAGTTGCGGGAAATGACACGGCCGTCGGTGGTTGCGCCTTCAACTGCGATACGAAAACGCTTTGCTTTGATTGCTGCCATTAATCAGGCTCCGGTCAGGTGTTGGGTCGGTTCGGGGCCAGTTTCCCCGTCGCCACACAATCCCTCAACGAATGCCAGCCCGCTGATGCATCAGCAAACAGGGACAGCAGGCGCGCCATTTTCGGCACCGGTAGCCTTGCCGGTATGAACATGACACCGACAACCATCATCAGCGATCCGCGCCGTCAGGCCGCGCTGCTTTACTGGCAGGGTTATTCCGTGCGCCAGATTGCGGAGACGCTCGGACAGAAAACGCCAACCGTGCAGAGCTGGAAACTGCGCGACGCGTGGGACAACGTTGCGCCCATCAGTCGCGTTGAATCCAGCATGGAAGCCCGGCTGATTCAGCTCATCATGAAAGAGGTAAAGGGGAATGGTGATTACAAAGAGATAGACGCGCTCGGCCGTCAGATTGAGCGCCTTGCCCGCGTTGAGCGCTACCGCAGCAGCGGCAACGAGGCCGACTTAAACCCCAACGTGCGCAACCGCAACAAAGGCGAGCGCCAGCCGGTCGTAAAAAACGAGTTCAGCGACGAACAGACAGACAAGCTGACCGGCCTGTTTATGGATAACTGCTTTGAGTATCAGCTCAACTGGCATAAAGCCGGGCTGACTCACCGCATCCGCAATATCCTGAAGTCCCGCCAGATTGGCGCAACGTTCTATTTTGCCCGCGAGGCGCTGCTCGATGCGCTGACCACCGGGCGCAACCAGATATTTCTTTCAGCCAGCAAGGCGCAGGCGCACGTCTTTAAAAACTACATCCTCGACTTTGCCCGCCAGGCTGATGTTGACCTGAAAGGCGATCCCATCGTGCTGCCGAACGGCGCGCGCCTGATATTCCTCGGCACGAACGTGCGTACCGCGCAGAGCTACACCGGCAACCTGTACCTGGACGAATATTTCTGGATCCCGAAATTCCAGGAGCTGCGCAAGGTTGCCAGCGGCATGTCGCTGCACAAGAAATGGCGCACGACCTATTTTTCCACGCCATCGGCCCTGTCGCACAGCGCCTATCCGTTCTGGTCAGGCGAGCTGTTTAACAAGGGACGGCGCAGCAAAGATGATCGCATCGAGATAGACCTGTCGCATTCTCACCTGGCGAAGGGCGCGCTGTGCGGTGACGGCCAGTGGCGGCAGATTGTCACCGTTGAAGACGCGCTGACTGGGGGCTGCAACCTGTTCGACATTGACCAGCTGCAGCTTGAATACAGCCCGGCGGAATATCAGAACCTGCTGATGTGTGAGTTTGTCGATGATGAGGCGAGCGTGTTCCCGTTCGCCGAGCTGCAGAGCTGCATGATCGACAGCCTGGAAGAGTGGGAAGACTTTAACCCGTACCTGCCGCGCCCGTTTTCATTCCGGCCGGTCTGGATCGGTTATGACCCGTCGCACACCGGCGACAGCGCAGGCTGTGCGGTTATCGCGCCGCCGCTTGTTGCGGGCGGTAAATTCCGCGTGCTTGAGCGTCACCAGTGGCGGGGCATGGACTTTGCCGCGCAGGCGAAATCTATCGAGGACTTAACGAAAAAATACACCGTTGAATATATCGGCGTGGATGCAACCGGCATCGGCCAGGGGGTTTTCCAGCTGGTACGCCAGTTTTACCCGGCCGCGCGGGAAATCAAATACTCACCGGAAGTGAAAACCGCAATGGTGCTGAAGGCAAAAGACACCATCAGCAGCGGGCGGCTTGAGTATGACGCCGGGGCGACGGATATCACGCAGTCGTTTATGGCTATCCGCAAAACCATGACGGCCAGCGGCAACCGCTCAACCTACGAGGCGAGCCGAAGCGAAGAGGCCAGCCACGCTGACGTCGCCTGGGCCATCATGCACGCACTGTTAAACGAACCGCTTACCGCAGCCAGCGGCGGCGCTAACCCCTCAATTCTGGAATTTTACTGATGAGCAAACGCAGAGGCCGCAAGGCTCACACCGCCACCACGCAGCCGGTACAGGCAACCGCACCGCAGCAGCACGCCGAGGCTTTTACCTTTGGCGATCCGACGCCGGTTATGGATAAGCGCGACATTCTGGATTATGCCGAGTGCATCGGTAACGGGCGCTGGTTTGAGCCGCCGGTCAGCTTTAGCGGGCTGGCTAAGAGCCTGCGCTCGGCCGTGCATCACAGCTCACCGATTTACGTGAAGCGCAACATTCTGGCATCAACGTTTATTCCGCACCCGATGCTGAGTCAGCAGGAGTTCAGCAAGTTTGCGCTGGATTATCTGGTCTTCGGTAACGCCTTTGCCGAGCTGCGCCGCAACGGTCTGGGCAAGCCGCTGCGTCTTGAAACCACACCGGCAAAATTTACCCGCAGGGGTGTTAAGGATGGCGTTTACTGGTTTGTGAATGACTGGAAAGAGCCGCACGAATTTTCAGCCGGCAGCGTGTTTCACCTGCTGGAGCCGGATATTAATCAGGAGTTGTACGGCCTGCCGGAATATCTCAGCGCACTTAACTCTGCCTGGCTGAATGAGGCGGCGACGCTGTTCCGCCGCAAGTATTACCAGAACGGTGCGCACGCCGGTTATATCCTGTATATGACCGATGCCGCGCAGAGCAGCAGCGACGTTGACCGGATGCGCCAGGCGATGCGCGATACGAAAGGGCTGGGTAACTTCCGCAATCTGTTCATGTACGCACCTAACGGTAAGCCAGACGGGATCAAGATTCTGCCGCTCAGTGAGGTGGCGACGAAAGACGATTTCTTTAACATCAAGAAGGCCAGCCGCGACGACCTGCTCAGCGCGCACCGCGTGCCGCCGCAGATGATGGGGATTATTCCTGATAACACTGGCGGGTTTGGGGATGCGGTTAAGGCATCCCAGGTGTTTGTACGTAACGAACTGACACCGCTGCAGGAGCGCTTTAAGGAAATAAATATCTGGCTTGGAAAGGAAATAATATTATTTAAACCATATGAGCTAGAATGATCAAAACATTGAAAGCCTGCAAGGCAGGCTTAATATTAAATTTTCGCTTTCTTAGGTGGTGCACAGCACCAACTGAAAAAAATTGATCCTATGTCACTCCAAATTCTTTTCATCTGAGGAGTCAACTTAGGTTTAAAAGCTTTTAAATTACCATACTTTATATGATCAACTGTTTTGGTCAGAATGTCACTGCCATATCCATCGACTTTGAAACACCCTGGCTCACACGAACATACGCCTTGCCCAACACAAACACTTTCACGAAGTTCATTGGTTTGGGATAGTATTGGTCTCCAATAAGGAGTGTGTGAGACATCCAGTTGAAGAACTTTTTTCAAATCAAGACCATTTTTATGGTCATAGTAAAACTTAGCATCCTCTCTTATTTCTGTTACACGATCCCAGAAGTTTAATGAAAATTGCTGTTCCCTATTAATTCCATTTTTTTCTGTTACTTCTCTTAATAAATACTGTGGGATAAGACACTCAACTTCATGAGCATCCAAAACATTAACCAACCCTGTGACATTGCTTGTAACATTATTAAAAGCGCGGCAGGTGCTTCCTCTTGATGATTCTGGGTGTTTTTTATCATTATCTAATATGCACAATACTAACTCATTGTTACTTACAAATCGATCAAAGGTTGCACGCGTCGAACCGCCTCCTCCATTTATTGCATCAAAAACAGGAGGGCAGCTTCCATTAGCATTTATATTCTTCAAGTATTCTAATGCAACTATCTCATAAAAATCGGCATCACTAGGATTCTCACAAATGACTTTTGACTTTTGAATGGATATTGAGTCTTGAAAGAATGAAGCAGTACAATGGAACACTTTCTTATTTGCAGGATTACTCCAATGATAAGCGTTTCCTGACATATTAAAATCAACATAAACCACGATTTCTATATGAGGAACTATCTGAGCATATTCAAGTTGAGCACGATAGAGTTCAATAGCTTGCATTTTTGTAGTTGTGCTCAGAGCGTCCAGCTTTGCTATAGTATCACGTAAAAAAGTTCTATCGCATAAAATGATATGTTTCCTTTCGCCAAAAGCTTTTATCAAGTTTTCAATTGCAGTTAAGTGCAATGCGTTGTTAGGGTCAAAACTACCATGATTTTTTATTTCGATTAGCATTTTTTCAATTCATCCCTGAGAAGAAACCAATCGGCCAATTATTTAAATATCCATTTTCGTCAAAATATGCATTTTGTAGAGTGGTACTATTTTTTTCATCTTTGTTAAATACAATAATCGAGACATCATCTTTACTTATTGGATGAGAAGAGTCCTCGATACACTCACTTAAAGCTTCGATCATTGATTGGCTATGGGTTTCAAAAATTATTTTAACATTTTCGGTTTTTTTTACGACCTTAGCAAAAAGTTTTGCAAGGTTGTGTTGATAAGCAGGGTGTAAATGAAGTTCCGGCTGCTCAATAATAAAAAGAATAGGGTTGTTCTTTTTTGAATTATTTTTATTTTCGGACTCTATCCATATAGCAGCTATGATAGGTAATACTTGTGAGTAGCCAAATCCCATATCACTAACATTGAACTCATTATCTGAACCAGCCATTTGTATATTTACAGCGAAGTGCGCACCTACCTGTTTAACTTTAACATAGAAGCCAAAATTCTCTTTTGTCCAAGCCTCAAAATTTGCCTTCTCTTGAGGTCGCAATGAATTTAGCAACATTGCAAGATTTGAACCTGTATGATCTATCTCATGTACCTGTAAATCTTGGAATCTATAAAACCTCTCGGAAGTAGCACGCAAAGGAGCTATATATCTTACTGAACGATAAGTTTCATTCAATGAAATATTAATAAGGCTATTAAGGTAATTAATATTCCACATAATTGATAAAGGGTATACTTTTTGTAATATTTCAGTCTCAAATGTCTTTAAGTTTTTAAGGAAGTGCTTTTGTTCTTTGAATTTATATTTAAGAACCTGTATGAAAAGATTCTTTGAAACTGGACCAATGGCTTTTAATCCATCACGAATTTTAAGATTTGATGTGTTGTAATGAAAGTATGGCCTTAGATTTTTTACCGCGGAATCATAAAAAGATGCTTCGTAGGGGTCCTCTCTAAACGGAGAGCTCCACATGAGTTCCTTAGGAAAGAGAGCAGCTTGCATATTGGCTTCTTCTCGCTTTTTTAAACTCAATGTTGGGAGGAAGTTACCTGTGTTCCTAACAATATAATTATCTGATGGAAATGAGATGTTTTGATTCAAAAAGAATATATTGGCATTATTTTGTTCGTCAACAACTATAGAGTATTCTTCATCAAAAAAAACCACAGTGACTTTTTTTGTTCTGGTTTTCTTATCTTTTCCAGAAGAAAGCTCAAGCTTGATTTTAACAGGAGTATCATCATGAGATAATATCTTTCTTGAGCGAACTGACATCATATGTTTCTGAGTCAGGAGTATCTCAAAATTAAAACCAATAGTATCATTAGTTGTGTTCTTCGAGATAACGTCGGAAAAATCTCCAAAGTCAACATATCTTCCATACCACAAAACAGGCCCAGTGGTATTTTCTTCTGAAGATTGTCTGAATAGTGGGAATGTTCTTATCAAAGAACTTTTACCGCTACTATTTTTACCCACAAAAATGGTAATTGGTTTTATTTCTAAATATTGTTCTTTGTCGAAACTTCTAAAGTTATTAACACCAATCCCTTTAAGCATTCAACCTAGTCCTATCAAAAGGTAAATAAATATCAAATTATGTTACAGAACTTCAATTTTCTGTGCAAGAAATTGTTTTTTCAACTTACTTAATAAATTGCACCTCAAATTACTATGCTGATAATTCTCAGATTTATTAGGTTAGTTACGAATTGCTAAGGAGGTAGTTACAACAATAAATGGTATCTCAAGTTAATTATTGCATATGTCCGCAGGATAAACTTTTCCATGCGTAAGCTCATCTGCGCGCAATGCTATCCCCGCCACGCCTGCCCGCTTTATGCATCACTTTTCATGCATGTGCACGTGTTACCTCTGAACGCGCCAGCACCGGCCTCACACACGCTTAGCGATCCAATCTGGATCATGCGGATTCATGCAAGCATATGCACTTTGATGCAGAAGCAAAAAGCCACCTGAAAGGTGGCTAGTGAAGGGTAGGGAAGGGGCAATTAATCATTCAGCCTGGCAGTATATGGCAGCTTCGAAAACAGATGTGTCGATTGTGCCTGCCATGTCACTGATCATCGACAGTGCCATTTTTAATTCATCTTCTTTGCAGTGTGCGATCAGTGATATGTCAGCAACGAACTGAATGCGTGCAACCGTTTCACTTAGATTATCTATGTTCATCAAATGATTAACTCCTTCTAGTCAAAAAAATACTGTATGTATAAACAGTATCACGGTGACTTCAAATCGTAAAGAATCGTGCGGATCAGATTAGTCCGACTGCCGTTTTATTAATCAGGCAGTTTTATGCCCCTTTTTCTCGCGAGCGCAATGAAGCGCTTTAATGGATTGGTATCTTTGCGCTGTCTATGGAACAGATAGCCGCTTGTACCGCTCCAGTAAGAAAGCTCCCCAACCCTGATTGTATGGCCTTTCATCATGCGGACAGCTTCACCGTCGGACAGTGTTAGCCTGGAGATCTCGAAGAAACTCTTTTTCAACGTTTCCCGTTCTGTGCAATGACTTAGTTCAGTATGATATTTGTCCGGCTCAGGTTGCTCCTGCGCTGGCTTTTCTCTTAATTGCTTAATGATCCTTCTTCGCTCGGCGCGAGTAGGGGGCTTTGTGAAATCGATAGCTGCTTCAAAGCCTGGTGGCTCCGTACAGTTATTGACAGAACTCCGAGAGGACGCAGGCGCGTCCTTAAATTCAAAACCCAAATCAACAGCACGTTTCGGGACAATCTTCCATTGCATCAGACGGGTTAAAATTGGCGTATCGTTGCCAACTTCAGTTGCGTAAACACCCTTGATGCGCACGGTTTCCTCTCCGTACTCATTCATGTCTTCGCTTGCCTGATACCAGGTGCGCACAGCCAGCTCGTCGCGGCGCACAAATGGGCCACCCTGCGCGTTAACGTATCCGGCCCAGTCTCCTGCGTCGGCGGCGTCATGCGCGGCCGCAAACTCAACGCTCAGGCCGTGCGCGGTTTCGCTGTCTGCCATGCGGCGCAGTTCGCGGTAAACCGTGACCGGCGCACCGCCCACAAACTGAAATTGCCGGATGTGCCAGCGTGCCGCCCAGGCAGAAACGGCCGAGGCGGTTTCCTTAAGGTCTTTGCCGCTTTCGGCGTCCGTCTCGCCGTCCAGCGCGTAGCCATCGATATTCTTGGAAATGTATTTAGCAACGTAACCCGTCGCGCTGCCTTTCTCCGGGTCGATAGCCTCGGCGTGAAAGCGGGCCTTACGGGCTTTGTCGGTTGTCAGCTCGCTGCCGTCTTGCTGCCAGGCGTAGTCGCGCATAATCTCGCGCACGCGTTCAGCCTGCTCCGGGCGCATAAACATGAGCATGTGCCAGTGCGGGGTTGCATCGTGATGAGGTTCGGCAACGCGGATCCCGAAGATGCGGATTTCTTCGCGGTGCAGCTTGGCGCGAATTTTCTGCCAGACACTGCAGAGATAACGCTGGGTGTCGGCCGGGCTGGAACCGTTCCATTTACGGTTACGATGCCCGGTTTTGATTGTGGCGTGATAGCGCGCGGGGGCGGTCAGCGTGTAGAATTCGCCGATAAAGCCCATTTCATTGCAGATGTTTTCGAAGCCACGAATGCGGGTCATCAGCTCGCAGCGGCGAATAGCCGGATTGGCCACACTGCCGTCATATTTCTCGATCAAGCTGATACGGTTGCCTTCTTCGTCTTCCAGCTCCATTCCCTTCAGAAACTCACGGGTGCGGCGCTTCTGCTCGCGCCACTCTGAAACGGTCATGCTGCTGGCGTAGGGGGTGTGTTTTTTGCTCACGTTAGCCAGGGCAATCTGAAGGTGTTCACGCCATGATGCGGCCACGCGGCGCAGTCGGCCTTTCCACCATTTTTCCGTCTGCATACGCATGATCGCCGGGGTAACTTCCTCCGGGTCAAACAGCCGTGACGTGACTTTATCCCATAATGGCGGGGTCTGGCTCAGCTCGCGGGTGATGGTGGCGGCGGTCATGTAAACGCGATGCGTGTATTTGTAATCTGATTCGTCGCTGGCCTGGGCGTGCGCCTGTACCAGCTCAGCGAGAATGAAATTAGCCACATCCCCGGCCAGCAGATCGACGTCGGCGCGCGCCATGTCAGGCAGTCGGTTGAAGCGGCGCATTAGATTGAAAAGCTGACCAGCTGCTATAGCCGTATTGTCACGCTCAGTGGCGTTACCGCCGAGTAAATTCAATGTGCTCCCCTTCATTACGCCGACACGATATTGAGCGTTAACGGTTTCAACGCGTGGCAATGTGCGCTCAACAAATGTCTTTGTTAAGTACACATTGGCGCGGGCTGTTCCGTGCGTTTTTTCCAGATCACTGGCGCGGCGTTTAACATCGAGTTGTATCAGGGTCGGCTGCTTTTCAAGTAGCTCATGCGCACGCACTAAAGCCGCAATCATCTGACTGCGGCTGCGCATTTCCTCATAGGTGGGATAGGGGCTGGCGATGGCTTCCCGTGGAGCATTCCACGGGTAAGCAAATTCCTCATGCATCAGGCATTACCCTGCCGGTGTTTATTGCGATGTTCTTCAATTTCCTGGCAGGAAACACAGCGAGTTACACCCAGATACGCGCCGCGGCGCTTTTCAGGAATTGGGGCATCACAGTCTTCACAAAATGAGGCGCTTATAGCAGGCGCTCGATTGACGATATTGGCGATGTTGCGAGCCAGCATTTCATCGGTGCGCTGTTGCACGATGTCCATTGAGTCAGTCATTAGTGCGCCTCCTCAATCTGAGCCTGAATTTTTTCCGCTTCCTGATTAAGTAGCTCGGCTGCTTCGACACAGGTTAATTCTTCCCGACGAATTTTCGAGGCCAGGATGTTAAGGCGGCATATCATGAGGTCAGCACGACCGCGACGTTCTTCACGACGCGCATCATTCAGCATCATATCGAGTTCGATATAGGAACCAGGCTTAGTGGTACTAGATGATTTATTCAGCATGTGATTTTCCTTTCTTCAGGCAAAGCGAATCCCGGCGGGTTTACGCCAATTAATTGCTTTGGGTTATTTAGCTTAAAAGAGTCATTCGTTTGGGAAATAAACTCACAACGGCTTTCAGATGGTTCATTGCGCGAATCAACGCGTTTCTTTCATCAGTAGTGAGATCAGTAAAATCGGCTGAGTGCCGGTCTTTACCGATGTTTGCCAGAAAGAAAATGGCACTTAAAGCACGCTTGTTATCCTGATAATTGCTGTCTGTTACATCGCGCATTTCAGCAATAAAACGGGCTACATCTTTTTCACAATTACCGCCCATCAATTGCGAGCGGAGTAGAGCGACATGATTCAGTGCGGCAACGCGTTGACCGGTTGTCAGTTCGACCAGCATGGAATCGCCTTCGATAGCCATGTTTTGCTCCTCTTAGGTAATGCTTGTGCTTTTACTTCTGAAGCTGACGGTGTTGCCGGATTCCAGCGCTTACCGTTTTCTCCCATGATCCAGCCGTGTCCGTATGACATAGATGGGCTTTGGCGTTAAAGCCTTGCTGCCAATGAGATCATGATATCCCTCAACTCATGCCAAATGATGCACCGATGCCGCTGATGGCATCGACGGTTGAGGACAGTGTCGGATTAGCCTGAATACGTGCCTGTACTGCCATTGCGGCCAGTGTTAAGCAGCGAATACCACTATTAACGTTTTGCAGAAGGCCACGTTTACAGTTGGCTGTCATAGGTTCTGTAGAAGTTGCCCCAGCTGCTAACTGACCTACTTCTGCGGTGGCTTTCATGACATATAGGGGAAATTTTTCATCAGCGACTTCGTTTACCGGCACACAGGGGAGACACTGGATTTGCGCCAGCAGGCCATCAACTAACGTTGCATCCTCAGTGACATCGGTAAGGGCTAAAACCTCTAAGACGGTAAGCTGATGTGGCTGGTCTGGATTCAGCTTGTTACGCAACGTTTGCGCACGCATGCCGGACTGCTTAGCGACGTCTACCATGTTGTGAGCTAACGCGAATTTGCGACAGGCATCGTCGTAATGGGTATGGGTAGAAACCTTGAAATCAAACATGCTCAGATCCTTCTTAACTTGCAAAATCAAGTTATGGTTTGATATAGCGGCATTTGATTGCTTGTTGGCGGTTCTTCTCACGCCATGCAGCAACATTGATAAGCGGATTGCCATGTTTCGTCATGGTGGTCTCTACCACTTCGCCGGTCTTACGATTAGTGCGGTTCTGCGTGTAAGTGAAAGATGGAGTAGGAGCAAGCAAGACAACGCCATTAGCAATCCATTTCTCCAGCACCGACAGGCTAATGCGGTTGGCTGCAGCAAAGTCCTGCTTAGACATTGTTGGGGATGTGGCGAGCGTGACGGCTTTGTTTACGGCGTCGTTTACCGCTTCGCTGATGGCTGGCATCAAAATCGCTGCGACATTGGCAATAAAATCTTGAGATTGCACTAAGTCAAATGCGTTCTGACTATTTGCATTTTCAGTATGCATAACGCAGTATCTCCTATTAGTTAAGCGTGTTCTATTGTGTTGCATGTGGTATGCAAACACTCTAGATCGCATTTGTTTAACTGTAAACATAATTTAGCGTTTATTGGTAAAAATAATGCGTCTTGAAAATGCAGTTGCGAGCGAGGTGTTAGAACGAATCCTCTCAGCGTATGGCTTCACCATGCAAAAAGAATTAAGCGATAGACTAGAAATTGCCAAGAGCAATGTCGCTAGTTGGTTGGCGCGCGGTCAGGTTCCGGGCAACGTTATTGTGCAATGTTCTCTTGATACAGGAGCTGATGTAAATTGGTTAGTTACTGGTGAACTTGAAAAAGCAAGTCAACAACGCGAACTTCCAAACCTGACTGGTAAAGCTGTTTACGATGAAGTTATGGCTAATGGTGGTAAATCTGTGCTTCGTCGTATCCTTGATGCATATGGATTCACCCAGCAAAAGCAACTCTGTGAATTACTGGATATTTCATCAGGCACTGTCAGCACCTGGGTAAGACGGAATTATTTTCCCGGTGATGTTGTTGTTGCGTGTGCGCTTGATACAGGTGTTGATCTGCATTGGCTTGCAACAGGAAAGGGAAAACAGCTAAAAGAAACTATTAAAGAATCCGAAACCTTTTCTATCCCTCGCAAGAATCTTATTGCAGGCAGCTTGTATGAAAATGGTCTGTGGGAAATTAACCTCAGCTTCATCTCTCAAAATCTTGTTGAACCGGTGTTCGTATCGAGCAGCAATTCTGCTTGGGTTGTTGATTTAAGTATTGGTGATATTAGCAACGGGCGTTGGTTGATGGGAATCGACGGTAAATACGATGTATATGACATCACGCTTTTACCTGGGCGTAAAATTAGCGTCACTAATAAGGGAACAAATTTCACTTGTGGTGCTGATGAAGTAAAAACTGCTGGCAAGGTGGTTTTGACAATGGATTATAATTTTTAATAAGGGATAAATCATGGATATGATTTTTGCAATATTAGGTTTAGTTTTAGTGATTTGGTCTGTTCGTAGCATTTTTAATAAGCAGCAAGGTCTTGGTAAAAAAATTGGTAAGTCTATTTTTTCTGCATGGTATTTCTTTACTGCTGCTGGTTTGGCAATATCCCCATCTGATTCAGTTAAGATCGCTATCATTATGATGATGGTCGGTGCATTTGTTATTTGGTATTGTAATCGAAATTACAAAACGCCTACCACTAATAACGATATACTAAATGGTTATGCTGACGCTGTAAAAGGATTTGATTTATCCACTAACAAGAATGAACAAAGCAAGTATCGCTCAGTTAACCATGCAAAAGGCAAAGATGAAGAAATCAAAAAGGTCGCATTTTCATATGTGAATAGTAAAGGCGAAAATAGCTTTCGAGACGTCGATGTTAAAAGCTTTGATGGTGAGTATTTAGAAGGTTATTGTCATCTTTCACGTAAATTCAAGACATTTAGGCTCGATAGGGTCGAAGGTGAAATCATCATCCGAGATACAGGCGAAGCCATAGATACTATTGATTGGGCTGCTCAAATGGAAGCAAGATAATTTTTCTTAAAAGGAGATGTTGCATGTCGGATATAATTGAAACATTTGTGAAAGTAGTATTGCCAATTATTTTGGCTTTGGTAGCGGTACTTTCTTTTTTCAAAGAAATGTTTTTAACTAAACGAAGAGTATTTGAAGAAAGAGAAAAGCTTAGTAAATTGAGTTATGATCTTTATAAAATAACTGATGATGAAGATTTAAAGCGGCTGTCCATTGAGTACGGCTATGCTGCAATAACTAAAGAAAACTTTCTGAGTCAGCAACAACGAAAAGCCTTAGTTAGAAGTGAAAATCCTACTAGAGATATTGACTTGTTTGTAAAGTGTAGAGGGCTGTTAGACATAAAAACTGAACCACTTACGTTTGTTTGGAAAAAAAAGAGATATGCTAATAAGTTTTATTTTAGTATGTCTATTTTTGTTAGGGTAACACTCTACACATTTGGGGCGCTAATATTCTTATTGCCGCTGCTATACAGCGCATTACTGCCTAATTTTATTCTTGAGAAGCTGAGTGATTTTTCTGCACTGGCAAAGATAGGTATGGCCTTATATGCGCTATCCGCTGGAGCATTTTTAGCGTATGTGAATCTCTCTGCTGCTGTAAGGTTGATCGACTCTTCAAGACTCATTAAACGTCACACTACTGATTAGCCACTATAAGGTGGCGGTGAAATCATAACTGTAGCAGCGCTAAGTTGATTTAAGCCATTTCATCGCCACCGAATAACCTAACTCATTGAAATAAAGAATATTAAATAGTATTCGGTCTTTTTTTGGTTGGCATTTAAAAACAGCATCTTAGATTAAAATCAATGAGTTAAACGCCATCCTGTTGCCTTCTGTTCTACTCTGCTGGACTCTGTGCCGGCACTTTGTCGCCACTTTTCTTCACCATCACGCCAGCGGATTGCAGCGAATTGCATCCTCAAGGTGGTCTGGCGCGAAGTGCGCATAACGCATCGTCACCCTGATATCGGAATGCCCGA